CTTTGTATCTTGATCAACATCAATAACGCCTCCCAACCCAGACCAAGCAACGCCGTCATATCCTTCAAACTGACCGTCTTGGTTGTTAAAACGAATCATACCTTGAACTGGTGTTGGGCGTTCTGTAGTATTTCCGTTTGGAATTGTAATAGCGCCTGTTGTATCAATTACAACATTAACATTGGCAAGCATTTGTGTGGAATCTAAAAGAAGTGTTTGTGTTCCACCAGTGAAAAATTTAAGTTGGTCGTTATCAGAGCCTGCAGTATTTTCTGCTTCAATTTTTGTATCTTGGTCAACATCAATAACACCGCCGAGTCCTGACCAAGCAATGCCATCGTATCCTTCGAATTGTCCATCAAGAGAATTAAAGCGAATCATACCTTGAGCAGGTGATGGTCTGTCGCTAGTATTTCCTGTAGGTAAAGCTACTGCACCTGTTCCACCAATTTGTAAAATACCGGTGTTAGGTGTAATAGAATTTATTACTTGGCTAGCATCTACGTGAAACTCTGTGCCTTCTAATGAAAGACCGTTACCAGCAGTAAATGTACCAACACCTTGGAACTGAGTCCAAGTAATATCATTAACATCTAGTTGGAACGTTTCAGCGTCAGCAACAGTAGCAACCCAACCAGTTTGTCCGTAAGTATTACCGTCTGTTACAAATTCGTATGATCCTGGAACATCTGATGCTTTTACGTTAAAGAATGCTCTTCTAAGTACCCAATCGATAAGAGAAGAACCGACAACATCGATATTATATGAACCGTTTTCTTCTGGATTATTCTGGTTTTTAACGAGGACATTGTCTCCTCTTGACCAGTTTATAACGCCATCAATATTTAGAATTGGAGCTGCTGGAATAGTAATCGTAGCGCCGATGCTCGTATTACCACTTTCAAATGTGCCACCAAGATCTGTTGTCGTTGCTGCTAATGCTGTAGGTCTTACTATAAGTCCTTGAGCAGTATTGTCAACATATCTTTTGTTTGCCGCGTCTCTTGGATCTACTGGATCTTCGACAACACGAACAGTTAATTCAAGAGCGACTAGTTCGTCTGATAGATATTCTCGTGTTACAACATCTGTGTTTGCTTCAGGAGGCGCAACATTAATAAGTCTATTATTACTGAATGAAATATCATTGTTTGGACCTGATATAGATCCAACATTTGTAAATGACAAACCATCTAGTGTAGACGTGTTGCCGCCTAAATTAAGTACTGTATTCGCAAAACTAATCGATTGAGAAGAAATAACTCCATTGGCAAATGAGAAGTTAGACGTATTTAACTCGGTGTTAGTAACAGTAGTAAGATGCCCAAACTGATCTACTGTAATATTATTAAGTAGACCAAGCGCGGTGTTATTTGTATTTGCTTGTGAAGATGTATCAGCGTGAGAAACTTCTACATTTGCTGTTTCAATCTGATTTGCAGTTACAACAATACCGTCGCCGGCTGTGATATTAGCAATATAATTGCCGGTTGTATCAGCGCCAAGTGCGACTGAATCTGGTGTTATAAGAGGCTTTTTNTCTCCGGCAGCTACAAGTCTTACTGAGTTTGTTTGGGAGTTAACCTTTAATTTGATAGCCAAGGGTTATACCTCCGTTATAGTAGGAACTACTGTCGCAAGTCCTTCTAGGAGCTTAGACGTTTCTCCGGTGGCCTTCTTCATTAACACATCATATTGGTATTTTCCGGGATTTAATGTAGCCGTAGTATCTGATGAAAGCACTAGGGTTACGTCGTTGTTAGCAGTTTCAATATCGAAATCTACTGCTTTTTTAGACGAGTATAACTTACGCATGTCTGCATGAAACGTGATCGTGCTGAGAACCATCTCGTCATTGTCTTCGTCGAATAGCTCTAAGGATAGACGGAAATCTGTACCTTGATCTATATAGATATTTGCTTTGGATCCCATTTTAAATCTCTTTTGCTTTTTTCTTTATTTATAATAAAATGATGGTTTGAAAAGGGGGTGTTGGTAACCCCCCTCTCAAAGTCGAGATTTAATCTGCAATTACCCCTTGAATTTGTCTAAATCTTTTTTAAGTTCTTTAACTGCTTCGATGAGAAGACCAACCAAGTTTCCGTAAGATACAGACTTAATTTTATCTTCGCTATCATCTTCAATAACAGCTTCTGGAATGATTTGTTCAACTTCTTGAGCAATGAGACCGATTCTTCTAACATCAGGATCGTGTTTCTTATGGAAGTAAACACCTCTCATAGCTTCTACTTTATCTAGAGCATTTTGAATTGTTTCGATGTTTTCTTTCAATCTAATATCAGAGTTTGTTGTAACGTCACCAGTTGCAGTAAAGTTACCACCTCCAGATCCTAGACCAAATGTAAACCATGCTGTTCCATTTGCTTGATTCTCAATCGAGAATGATTGAACTGCAGTAGTTGCATCAAACAAGAAGTTACCTGTCCCAGACTCGTAACCGAGTTTCATTACAGCGCCAGTACCGAATGTGGCATAAGTGTCATTCGGGAAGTTCATGTCTGATGTAATACCTGTTACGGATCCTGTTGATGTTGTACCATTAACTGTAAGGTTGCCACCAAGCTCTAGGTTTTCAATATAAAGTGTATCTACATCTGATTGATAGTAGAAGTTAGATTCACCGCCTGGGTTTGGACCAGTAGTACCAAGTAGAGGTCTCTGCTCTGCGCCACCTTCAAACATTGCAATAAAGAGTGCAGTATCTTGAAGAGCAGTTGTGTGAACGTTTTGTAGGTTACCTACGCCACCTTCATTACCGAAACCTTGCGTACCTTGTACACCTTGGAAGCCAAGATCACCTTGGAAACCTTGCGTACCTTGTAGACCCTGCAAACCTGCTCCAGTGAAACCTTGGAAACCAAGATCACCTTGGAAACCTTGAGTACCCTGAAGACCCTGAAGACCTTGAGTACCACCGCCGCCATCGAAACCTTGGAAACCGTACCAACCTTGGAAACCTTGAGCACCTTGGCCACCACCTTCACCAGGACCACCGGTGAAACCTTGTACACCGTCAGCACCTTGGAAACCATAGTAACCTTGAACACCGCCTGTACCAGCGTCGCCAGGAGTACCTTGGAAACCTTGATAGCCTTGAGTACCTTGGTTACCGATGGCACCAGCTCCAATAAAGCCTTGGTTACCTTGTACACCTTGGTTACCTTCACCACTAAAACCTTGGAAACCTTGATATCCGTCAAAGCCTTGGAAACCTTGAGTACCAACACCAGGTCCACCTTGTATACCNGTGAAACCTTGGAAACCAGGATCACCAGTGAAACCTTGGAAACCTTGAGCACCTTGGTTACCGTCGCCTGGCGCACCTTGGAAACCTTGAGCACCAGGATCACCGTCAAAGCCTTGGAAACCTTGGACACCTTGTGTACCTTGGAAACCAGTACCTGAATCACCTTGGAAACCTTGAGTACCCTGTGCAGCTTGAGCACCTTGAACACCCTGTGTACCTTGGTTACCTTGAATACCAGTACCACCGATACCGTCTAATCCAGCAAAACCTTGGTAACCTTGGACACCTTGACCAGTTATACCTTGGTAACCTTGTACACCTTGGTAACCTTGGATACCATCTCCACCAATAATACCGGCATCACCTTGGAAACCTTGTACACCTTGAGTACCTTGTGGACCCTGCGCACCAACAGCACCTAAAGTACCTGAATCACCTTGGAAACCTTGTACACCTTGAGTACCTTGTGGACCTTGTGTACCAGCCCCAGTGAAACCTTGAATACCTTGAGTACCTTGTAGACCTTGAATACCAGCAGGACCGGGAGCGCCTGAATCACCAATGTCACCAGTTCTAGCAAATGTGATTGTGATATCTTCGTCATTAGCGAACGTACCACCTACAGAACCAGATACATATGAAACATCGATAGCAAAATAACCTGAAGCCTCTGTTACTCCACTGATAGTATACAGTTGGAAGTTAGCAGGTGTTTGCTTTTCAGTGATCTTAACATGACCTTTAATGGTACTTGTAGAATCATTAATAGTTCTTAGATATGGCTGAATGTCTGTGAAGTTATCATCACGATCATCCATTAAAAGAAGTGTAGCAGAAGATCCGTTTGAGTTATTGATCTTAGCGTAACCAACACCAGGATCTGATGTGGCTGTGTTTGTTGTCCAAGTGTAATCGAATGTTACACCACCGAAGCTACCTGTTGAACCTTGAGCACCATCAGCACCTTGGAAACCGTACGAACCTTGCGCACCCTGCGGACCAACTTGGCCTGGGAAGCCTTGTACACCTTGGAAGCCAAGATCACCTTGGAAACCTTGTGCGGCTTGGAAACCTTGTATACCTTGAGTACCTTGGAAACCATACCAGCCTTGCGGACCTTGTACACCTTGGGAACCCTGAATACCTTGTGGACCAACTTCAGAAGTAGTAATATTTCCACCCATTGCGCCGTGTACTGTACACTGATAATACAACGAGTCTGGAGCATTAAACGGAACTCTAAATACTAGCTTACCGTTTTGTGTACCATTATTCGTTACACCTGTATTGTATGCTGCACCGCCATTAGACAATCTAATCTCGAATGGATGGCCTGGTGCATTGATATCAAATACGTATGTAAATCCTCTTAGAAGATGCAGATCAGGATCATTTACTCCGTCAATTACATAGTCTGTGGAGCCGTTATTTGTAACTGTAAATTCACGAGAACCTTCGAAGCCTTGCATACCTTGGAAGCCTTGAATACCCTGCACACCTTGATATGCTTGAGGCCCTTGTACACCCTGAACACCCTGTGTACCTTGTGTACCTTGGAAACCTTGTGTACCTTGTGTACCTTGGGC